CTTGACAACAAGCGAGCCCAAGGAAGAAGCCACGTTCAACACCTGCACGTTGATGTCAGAAGCCAGCTTCTGCTTGGCTGCATTGCCAAGGCGCTGCTCTTGGAGAGCATCACGAAGCTCAGTGGCCGTCATAATCCAAGGCACGGACCGGTTGAAGCCGATCTGCGAAGGCACAGCAAGCTGGGTGTACTGAGTGAAGTTAGACGTCTGGTCCGTGCCTTCAAAGGAACGGCTGATGTAAGGCTGCGGCCTCCAGATCGTATTATTAGTGCGTTCCATCATCGTCTGATCCGTATTGTAGATCGAGACGTTGCGGGACATAACAAGGGCGTCCTGGAACCCCTCAAGGAGGTTTTCAAACGCTACGCGCTCTTCCTTGGAAAAGCTGTTGTAACTGATTCCGGCTGGTGCGGGTGCGGGCATATTTTATTGAGAGTTTAACTGCTTTTTAAAAGCCATGACTTTGGTGTAGTCCCCGGTACGTGCGGCTTCTTCACGCAACCGTTCCAACTGTACGCTGGAGGATCCGGACCCACTGTTGCTCACAATTCGTTTTTCGGGAGGTGGGAGATTTCTGCGAGTCACACTCAGTTGAGTCTCGAGTTTCGCAACTGCGAACGCGAACTGAACCGGGTCAGTGATCTCTGCCAGTTCCTTTGCCTTCTTTGGGTTTTTGCCAAGGGCATAGACCATTACGGCAGGGTTCTGGGCGCCCTGAAGAATAATACCCTGTTGGGTAACGCTCAGACTCTCGAGAACTGTCTCCTCGGCGTCTTGGAAATCAGATACTTTCAAGCCAGATTTACTCTGGTTATAGCCTTCCAACTTCTTCTGCCAAGATTCCTGTTCGGCTTGCTGCTTGGTTCTATGCTTTGCTACAGCTTCGTCAGCTTGTCGCCTCCGCTCAAACCAATCAGAAAGTTCGTTCTCGAACTTGTCTGAATCGTAATCGCATGCTTCAAGTGTTGGTTTCTTCCCCGGGTCAACAGGATTATGCTCTGGAGCCGGTAATACCATCTTGAGCTTTTCCTCGAGTTCACGCTTTTCGCGTTGTAACTCTCGGTAGCTTTTCCTCAAGTTCTTCACCCATTCGGGTGCTTGCTTCTCTTCCTCTTCGGGAGCTGGCGATTCTCCTTTGATAGTGACCACAACCTCTTCCGCTGCGTCCTCCGGTTGCTGCTCAGGCTCCCCCGTAGGGGCCTCTGGCGTTGCGCTCAGGAGTTCTTCAGTTTCCGCTGTCGCGATGCTATCTTCTGCCGTTTCGTTTGTATTCATGTGGGATTCGTGTCCCAAATGCAAGTCTTATTGCATCTGAGGTGCCGGCTGGGTTAGCCGGTCGGCCAGCGCAAAGATCCTTTCCTGATCCGCCATGCTGACTTTTGAAAGTGTCTCGGTCGTCTTCGCCCGCGTCTCCTCGGCCTTGGCAACAGAGAGAATACTGTCAGCCTGAGCCTTGGCGGCCTGTGCAATGGCCTGCTCGCTTGCCGCCTGTAAGTACTGCGCCTGTGGGTCAGGCTGGGCATTCTGGGCTTCCTGAGCAAGCTGCTGGGCTTCCGCCTCGGTAGGCTTGAGCACACCCATCTTCAGTAGCTTGTGCCGGAAGTAGTCCCGCACGTCACTAATACCTTCACCCTCCATGTTAAGCATCGCCATGGCCGAAAGCACCTGGGTCATCTCGGGATCTTGGGTGAGCGTCATCATGTCCGTAAGCGCCCGTACCGTTGCCTGCCGCTTAGTCTGGCTACTCGGTCCCACAAGCACCTCCACGTCATAGTCCGCGTCAGACAAGTCGTTCTCGTACTCAATCTCGCCCTCGTCGTTGACCACCGGCTTCATCAACTCCACAGGCTGCATCTTGCCGCTGGAAGTCACAGACTTCATCTTCCGGCCCTGCTCGATAAAGATGTCCCGCGCAATCGACAGCCACACCTCCCCACACCGCTTGACCGCTTTGCTCATGTTGGACATGTACACAAAGGTCTGCATATCAAGCCGCTGTTGAATTAACTCCACGGTCTTGCCGCTAAGATGACTCACCATCTTGTCGCCCTGCTGGGGGGACCCCAAGATCTCCTGCATGTCGGCCTCGGTGATCTGTAGGAGTGCCGCCATCGACGGCGGGATCGATGGAGGCTTCGTGTACGCCACAGGCCCCCCGGGGGCCGGATTACCGTTAGCGTCCGTGATCGGATTAATCAACAGATACGGGTAATTTTTGAGGTTGTCCTCGGCCCACATGAGCTGGTGGCCGGCGACTTGTTCCGGCAGCAGGATAGGCTTCTCCATCGCGGAAAGCGCCGCAATCTCACCGAGTTTTGAGAGTTGCATGTTTTTGAGCCGCTGCGCGTCTTTAGCCAGCCGCACATGTCCCATGCACCGTTCCACGTTGTCCACAAACCACCGCTTCCCATACACCGGTATGATCGGGATGCACTTCCCAGCAATGTACCCGCAGTCCTCAAGGATCTTCGCCCCAGACATGATGTACTTGTGCACCTTCTTGGTCTTCACCTTCTTGCGTCGGACTTCCTTCCAGCCAATCGCCAGCATACCCTCTTCCTTCAACTCAATCTGGTCAGGCCAAAGGGTCTCTTCCTTGCCGTCAATGCTCTGGTATGTCCGCACCTGCTCGGTGACCTCTTCAATCTTGTAGTACTCGCAGACGTACACAACGCTCGGTGTATACCAATCAAACTGGCTGCGCGTGATAGTCTTAGGCCACGTCGAAGGATCATCGTTCCACTCCGCCTTGTAGGCCGCGTACGTCATGCTGGTAAGCACAAAGCAACGCTTCGCGTCCGCCTTGTCCTGGCGCTTCGCACCCAAGTCAAAGTACACGCTAGTGTCCGCGTCAAAGATCGGCTCGATACACACATGCTGCCGGTCGTCCTCGGGGTTTTCATCATCAGAGTACTCTGTCCGCAACCTCCACGCCCCAAACCCGCCCATCACCGCCTCCTCAAAAGCATTGTCGTACGCCTCCTCGGCCCCAGACGACTGCTCGTCAGCCCTGTACAGGCCGGCACATGTCTCCGCCAACTTGTCCTCCTCCTCGCCCTCACGCGACACAAAGTTCACCCCAATCCGGTTGTTCCGGTACTCGTTGATAATCCGCTGCACCGCCATGTGCACCTTGTTCACCTCAAACCGTGGCTTGTTCTCAAACTGATTCCCAAGGGGACCCTCCCACTGCGCCCCAATCAGCGAACAAAACCGCCGGTCCTGCATGCAGTTCATCCGCTCCTGGTACAACGCAGACTGGATCTGGTCGAACTCAATCCGCGCCTGCTGGTGAACTTCGTAAAGGTCGGAGTCAGTGTCTTTCATCGTTTGAAAAAGTTGATAATCGGCATAGTAAGCATACTGCTCTTTTTGCCGGAATACTTGCCGGGAATCGCAGCTCTACCCAAACCACTTACCATTAAATACCGTGTCGCGTCCATCAAATGATCGTTTTCCTTCACGACCTTGCCCTTCTCATCCCGCCGGTAAAGCCGGAACTCGTTTAACCAATTCTTTAAACTCGGGAACACGCGAAGCTTCCCAGAACTCATCGCCTGCCACACCGTATACAACCCTGACTCCACAGAGTTCTGTGCCGGCGTTATGTCCAATCCCATGCGCCGGTAAATCCCCAGCAACTGCTGCCCGTCAGTCTGGGCGCGACCGCGACTGGCTGGATCAATTACCCCCGGCATCTCCCCACGCGATCTAATCGCCTCCCCGTGGATGATCGGCTCCGCTTGCCCTCGGTAGTACTCCGAGTACAGATACGTCACGTTAGAGTCTGGGTTCGTCGCCCCCCACACCACCGCCGTCCGATTCCACCCCACGTCCATGCCGTAACACCTTCTCCAGTGCTCGGGAATCGAGAACTCCTCACAGACAAGCTCGCTCTCCGGCACCGGATAGATCGCCCCAGCCCCCAACTGCGGGATCCCCTTAGACCGCGCATCCCGCTGGAAGGGCGGGATCGACGCCCACAACTCGTCCTTCTGCTGCTTAGTAAGATGCGGCACGTCATCCCATGTCGCCATCCCCACGTACTTGCTCCCCGCTGCCTGCTCCTGGATCTCGCCGTTAGGCATGAACGACATCACCGTCTCGCTCAACCCCATCAGCGGCGTAAACGTCAACATCGTCATGCCGCTGTTGGTCATCGTTCTCAGCAGACACTCCGTGTACACGTCCAAGGGCGGCTCTTCGTCCAGCCAGATCACATCCTGCTCGCTGCCCTGAAACGCTTCCCGCCGCTGGTCGTAACTCTTGAAGGTTAGGCGGCTCTCGCCGCCGCTGATGTGTTTTACCGTGATCACCTCGATCGCTTCCGCCACACCAGCCTTGGCCGTGGTCTTGAGCAGATCCGCCTTGGGGATGAGTCCCGTCCCAAACTCCCCCGGAGGCCCCAGCAGCTTCATCTGCAAAATATCACGAGTCGTCTTCCCCGTGTCCCCAGCCGCCCAAGCGTTGATAGGCCGATCAAACCGCCTGCCCTCCCACCAGTCAGGGTACTTGCCGGTCATGTGCAATACTACCTCGTACCCGCCGATGCTCTCGGTCTTGCCGATACGGTTCGCTGCCATCATCAGCCGCTCGCGGTAGTTCTTGCCTGCCGCGAAGTACGCTAGGTGCTTGGGATACAGCTCCCGCCGGAGTGGACCCTCGTCAGGGAAGTACACTCCGATCTTGCGCTCGCGCTTCCGCCGCAAGCCTTCCTCCAGCAGGAGCGTCAACTCCAACCGCTGGTCTATGCCGTCCAATATGTCGCTCATGTTTGTTGTGATGCCCCGGACACCGCCACACGGCGGGCCGGAGACTCCATCAAGAAGCCACTCCACCAAGCCGCCCGGCTTGGTTTATGGTTGAAGCCGCAGGCTAGCCATGTACTCCTGCCGGCGCAAGCGTTTAAACTCCTCGAGGGCCTCGGTGCCGCCGCTCTGCGGGGTCCAGCCCGAGACCTGAATGGCCAGGGCCAAGGCAACAGCGATGCTCTTCCACTCCTCCGCTCGCTCCGCTTCACGGCACATGTCTACCGCTAACTTCAACGTGTCAATGTCGCTATCTAGGTCGTACTCCACAGGGTGGAAGTGCTCGTCGGTGTCCCTGCTCATACCCGTATCACCAGCACCTTGATCTCAGTGCCGTCCTCCGCGCCGTCCTCGATCTCGAAGGTGTACTCTTCGTAGTCCATGCCGCGCTCCGCCGCGTTGCACGCTAGTGCCTGCGCTAAAGCAGCGGCACCCTCTGGGGGTGATGCCGGTAGGTCGTCTTTTTCCATGTACCTGTAGGTCTATCCGCCCCGGCGGAGTCCCGTCCAGAAAAAAGGAGGGGGTACCCCTCTGGGGTGATGGCACCCCTTGGGGTGTAGGGCCGCCCAAGGGCGACTGTGGAGGTACCTCGACTTTCTTTTCTTCGCGCGCGTGCGCTGGGGTGACGCGGGCGTGTGT